AGGTACTTAAGAGTGCCTTTGGTGGTAGAAGGCAAGGTTTGATACTTTCAATTAGCACCAGTGGTTATGCTGAGGGTATCTTTGATGAGCTGGTTAAAAGAGGTACTGCTGTTATCAATGGTGACAGCAGGGAAAAACGCTTAGCACCATTTCTCTATATGATTGACAACATAGATAAATGGGATGACATAAACGAACTGAGAAAAGCAAACCCTAACTTGGGGGTATCTGTTTCAGTTGATTATATGTTAGAAGAAATAGCAATAGCCAAAGGCTCATTATCTAAGAAGGTGGAGTACTTAACCAAGTACTGCAATATTAGGCAAAACTCAAGCCAAGCATGGTTGCCAGCTCAAGACATACAAAGAGCAATGGGCAAGCCTTTGAGGTTAGAAGATTTTAAAGACCATTATGCTGTACTTGGCATTGACTTATCCAGATCAACAGACCTTACAAGTGCAACACTGATTATACAGAAAAAAGGTGAGTTGTATTGTTTCAGTAAAATGTGGTTGCCAGGTGAGAAGATTGAAGAAGCCAGTGTAAGAGATAATGTGCCTTACAAGATTTACATACAGAGAGGGCTACTTGCACTAAGTGGTGATAATGTTGTGGACTACAATGACTGCTTTAACTGGTGCAGAGAGCTAGTGGAGAAGTATAGGATATACCCATTGATGGTTGGTTATGACCGTTACAATGCAAGTTATTTAACTCAGCAACTTAAAGAGTATGGCTTTCACACAGATGATGTAGTGCAGGGCTTTAACTTAAGTGGAGTTATACAAGAAACTGCATCATGGCTGAAAGATGGCAAGATGCACTTGGGAGATAATGATTTAATGAAGCTGCATTTTTTAGATACTGCACTAAAGTTTAGTGCTGAGAAAGAAAGATGCAAGATTGTTAAACTTGCTACAACTGTACACATAGATGGTGTTGCATCAACTTTGTGTGCAATGACAGTAAGACAAAAATGGTGGAGTGAGCTAGGTAGCAGGCTCACTAATGAGAGGAGAAGTTGATATGGGACTTTTTGATTGGCTCTTCCCTAAAGAGGAAGAAACAGATAAGAAGTTAGTTAGAGCAGATGAGTTTAAATTACTAACAGCTTACAAGCCAGTATTTCATAACCATGTAGGTAGTATATATGAAAGTGCTTTGGTCAGATCAGCGATAGAAGCCAAAGCAAGGCATATATCTAAGCTCAAGATAGAGTTGCAGGGAGAAGCACAACCATTACTAAAAACCAAGATAAAGTACTACCCTAACCAGTGGCAGACCTGGAGTCAGTTTTTAGCAAGATGCTCAACTATCCTAGATTGCACCAATAACTTGTTTATTGTGCCGGTACAAAATAAATGGTATGAAACTATAGGGTTTTTCCCAGTACTGCCACACAATGTATCACTGAAACAAGATGATAATGGCAAGCTATGGTTGCAATACAAGTTTATCAATAATGAGTATGGTGCAGTTGAGTTTGAGAGGTGTGCTTACTTATGCAAGCATCAGTATAGGTCAGACTTTTTTGGTGAAAATAACCACGCTTTAGCAAGCACAATGGACTTGATAAGCATACAAGACCAAGCAATAGAAGAAGCAGTAAAGAACAGTGCCACATACAGATTTATGGCACAAGTTAACAACTTCACATCACCTGCTGATCTGGCTGAAGAGAGAAAGAGATTTACTGAGTATAACTTAGGAGATGAAGGTGGGATATTGTTATTTCCTAATACTTACACCAACATCAAGCAGATTGAAAGCAATGCTTATACAGTAGATACACCACAGATGGAACTGATAAAAAACAACGTTTTTGACTACTTTGGGGTAAATGAAAATGTATTGCAGGGTAAGGCATCCAGTGCAGAGCTAGATGCTTTTTTCAACTTAGCAATAGAGCCTTTTGCAATCTCATTGAGTGAAGCCTTAAGCAGAGCCATCTACACTGACAAAGAGAGAGCCTTTGGCAACCATGTTTATGTAAATGCTAACAGATTACAGTACATGAGTGTAACTGAAAAGGTAAACATGGCTCAGCAGTTGGGTGATAGAGGTGTTTTGACAATCAATGAGATTAGAGAGTTATTTAACTACTCACCAGTAGAAGATGGTGATGTAGCAGTAATAAGAGGTGAGTACTACTCACTGAGTGAAAAGGTAGGAGAAGAAAATGGACAAAATACTAGAGAAAATCAGCAAGGGTAGAGAGTATAGAGATTTACAACTTAACATTGTAGAAGTTGAAAATGATGAGCCTTCATATAGAGTTGAGGGATATGCTACTACCTACAATGAGCCTTACCTACTTTATACCATACCTGGTGATAAACCGGTTGAAGTATATGAGCAGGTAGACAGACATGCTTTTGATGGTACTGATATGAGTGATGTTATTATGCAGTATGACCATCAAGGCAGAGTATTTGCTAGATTATCAAATAACACCTTAATGCTTGATAAGGACACTGAAAAAGGTTTACTTATCAATGCCTACTTAGGTGGTACAACATTAGGCAGACAACTCTATGAGGAGATTAAAGGTGGATACACTAACAAGATGAGCTTTGGCTTTACAGTTGATGGTGATGACTTGCAAGACATCAGCAGTAATGCTCAGATCAAGTACTTAAGGACAATTACCCATGTGGGTAAATTGTTTGATGTAAGTGCTGTTAGTTTACCTGCCAATGATGCTACAAGTATTTCTGCTAGGGCTTATGTGGATGGAGTAATTACAGAGTTGGAGATGGAGAGATCAAAGCTAGAAGAGAGAAAAGCATTAAGAGAGAGCCTTGAGTTGCGTATTAAATCATTGAAAGGAGAGTAAAATATGGAAATCAATGAAATGGGCATGGAAGCTATTGAAACACGCTCAGCAGAATTATCAAACCTTCTCAATGATGAAAATGCTGACTTGGAAGCAATCACCAATGAAGTTGAATTATTAGAGCAGAGAAAAGCTCAGATCATTGCTGATGCAGAAACAAGAAAAGCATTGATTGAAGAAGTAGTAGTAGACAGCAAGACTGTTGAAACAATGGAGAAAGAAGAGGTTAGAGAAGTAATGACAGTAGAAGAAATTAGAAACTCAAAAGAGTACATCAACGCTTATGCAGAGTACTTAAAGGGTGATGAAAAGGAACTGAGAGCACTGTTAAGTGAAAATGCAAGTGGTGTAGTACCAGTACCAACACTGGTATATGACCTGGTTAAAAATGCTTGGGAAAGAGAAGGCATTATGGCTAGAGTACGCAAAGCCTACATGAAGGGTAACTTGAAGGTTGGCTTTGAAATCTCAGCAGATGGTGCTGTAGTACACACTGAAGGAGCAGCTGCACCAACTGAGGAAAAACTGATTTTAGGTATTGTTGAGATGGTACCGGCAAGTATCAAAAAGTGGATTGCCTGCAAGGCTTTTGCATAACCTTGCAAACATATATTTGAGGTTCACTATAAACACACTGAACTGACTGGGACATCCTTAGAGCTCTATTGACTACAACAGATGGATGAAATAAGCCAAGATGTGAAAGTTTGAAAACAATAGAGATTGGACAATCAGCAACCAAGCACCGAAAAGGTGAAGGCTCAACGACTATCCCATATATGGGAGTAGGAGCAAGTGCTCCGAAGTGGTGTGCTCCACATAAAGTGGATGAAGATATAGTCTGCTCTTCTATGAAAGTAGAAGGATGTGAAAACATCAGTAAGAATTAACGTATCTTACTTAACAAAATGCTCAATTAGTGATGAAGTCATGGACTTAAGAGGTGAAGCCTTCTTAAATTATATCTATGATGAGTTAACTTATCAGATCGCAAAGAAAGCTGCTGATGAGCTGATTGCAAAGATTAAGGCTTGTGGCACTGTTTCAACCAATACACCAAGCACTAATGTTGCAGTAGGACAGCTCCAGGATAACCCAGCAGTTGATACTATTGCTCAGGCTTTAGCCAAGTTAAGTGACCAGGCAACTGACCCAGTTATTATTATGAATAAGTTAACATGGGGTGCTTTCAAGTCTGCACAGTATGGAGCTGGATACCCTATTGATGTATTTGAAGGTTTACCAGTATTATTTAACAACACACTTACAGCCTACTCAGCTGCTACAACTGGTGTTACTTATGCCATTGTTGGCTCACTGGCTGAAGGTGCTTTAGCAAACTTCCCAGCTGGTGAAGAAATCACAATCAAGTTTGATGACTTATCACTGGCTGAAAAGGACTTAGTAAAAGTGGTTGGCAGAGAGTATGTTGCTTTAGGTGTAATTGCACCAGATCACTTTGTACAGATTAAGAAGGAAGCCTAATTTATAGGATAGAAGGAGAGAAAGAGATGAAAACCCTAATAGCAGTGCCATGTATGGATAGTGTACCGGCACAGTTTGCACAGAGCTT